TAAACGCTTTGGCAGTTGGCGCACCTTTGCTACCAACTTTCCGCATCCGTTCACCAGAGCCAGCCTTAATTCTTGCTTGTTTGGCATTGATATTGGCATAAAGTCCTTGTTTCATTTCTTCTTCGCTTTTCCAGCAGAACTTAAGGCAATTGCGATGGCTTGTTTCTGAGACTTGACAACCTTACCACCCTTGCCTGAGTGCAGATCACCTGCCTTGTACTCACGCATGACTTTACTAATCTTGGCTTGTGCTTTAGTCTTTTTCATACTAATACAAGACCTTTGCCGTAATAGTTCCAGATGTGTAGGCTGTGCAGTTGGCTCTCAAATACTTTGGCGCATTAGCAATAGTGACAATGCCATCAGCAGTCAAAGCAGTTCCAATAGTTGCAAAAGTAGTCCCGTCAAGACTACCTTGAAAAGCAACAGTGGCGGTTGTTATGCCTGTAACTTGCAGAAATGCGGGTTGTCCTGCGTCTGCTTGCACAGCAGTAGAAGCACCACTTGCAGTTACTGCATTTAATAGGGTTCTTGCGCTAGATAGTGAACTCATTTGCCTCTCCCTGTTTTCTTCATCATGTTGGTAGCGGTACGCTGACCACGCATAGGCATAGCCTTTGGCTTACCAACTGCCACCATAATGGCAATCGGCATAGCTTTTTTGCTATCTTTTTTAGGCATCTTTGAGCCTGTCATCTTGCTTGATTTTCCGTACATCATTTTGTATCCTTTTTGATAGAACCGCCTGATTTCCATGCGTCACAAGTTCTTGCAGCCGCACAGGTGAAATGAAATAACTCACAAAATCCAAGGTCTGCTGCATCAATGAACTGTTGGTCATAGTCCAACTCATTAGGGCTAGACTTGCCTTTCTCTAGTCCTGATTTGATGCACTCCATCATCTTAGGAGTCTGAATAAATGCGGCACAGTTGCCACATAGCATAGTCTTAACTGTGTCTACTGGTGCGTTATACATCTTGGCTTTTTTCAGCCAAAACGCATCATTAGGTTCGTCAGAGTTGGGTGCGCCATAGCCAAAGTTTTTAAAAGCATTATTCCTATTCTTGAGATTAATCTCAATATCTTGAGTAGGTAATGGGCAAACAACGCCTGAGAGTAAGCCCTCTTTCATCGCAGTAACTTTCCACCAACAAAGGTGATAACGCCACCAGCCATTGATGCTATGGTCATGCCCATCCAAAAGCCACCCTTAGACTTGTTTGCCAACTCAAGGAGTGCCTTGACATCATTGGCCAGCTGGTGAACTTCCACTTGCAGAGCCTCAACTTGGGCTTCTATTCTGCCAAAATCTCTAGCATCAATATCACTCATACCAGTAATTCCTTACGGGGTCTACCCATAGGTTTCTTCAAAGTTAGTGTCTGCTTTGTTTCATCAGCTTTTGCCACCTCCACAACAGCAGAAGTATCAACCTCTGTATATTCTGGATGCCTACGCATTTCGACAATATCAAAGTCGTATTTGAACTCGACTGTATTGCCAGATTTATTACAACGAAACAAAGCCATATTTATCCTTAAAAGAAAGGGGGGCAAGCCCCCCTATCCTTAAACCATACGAACAATAACAATGTCCATAGTGGCTGATGCCAAGTCTGCTGTAGAACCTGACTCGTTTTGGATGCGGAATTTGACAGTATTGGCTGCTGAGACATAACCTGTCACAGTCAAACCAACCAAATCCACAGCTAAAGATGCACAAAGAACCATGTCACCCAAGGCAACGCCTGGAACTGTTACATCATCTGTTTCACCAGCGCCATCAACCAATGAGCCAGCATTTAAAGTACAAACAACCGACCAAGTATCAGAGAATAAACCCCGAAAACTGTCATTGCCTCTACGTGTTACAACTGCACTTGCTGTTGCCATAATAATTTCTCCTAATTAGATTAAAAAAGTCCCCCCACCCTAGGGCAGGGGGCGCAACTGCAATTAGGCAGGAACTATTAAAGCAAACATAGATGCAGACTTAGCCGCACCTGCACTTGCCGCCGCACGAAGAATCTGAACGCCATAAAGGGTATCAGATGTGAACAGCGTGGCAAGGTACTCTTGCTTGTACTGAACTTGTGAACGAACACCAATTTGCTCAACCAGAACAACAGACTCTTTGTGTCCCATCAAGCAAACTCGTGCGTTGTTACTTCCAGATGCTGTATCGCAGTTAGACGATACAAACACAGGGATGCCATACAAGTTACCAATCTCACCTGTGCGGATGGTATTGTTAGTACCGCCAACAAAGGCTTGTTCTGTGTAACGTGCCAAGCCCATCAGCGTGTTACGGCTTGATGGTGGGATGATGAAGAAGCGACCATCCATAGGAGTGTCGGTGTCATCCATACGCTGAATAGTGCGGCGAATAGCGGCATCGGTCAAGGCTGACTCATTGTTGCTTGCGGCAACATAAGCAGTCGTACCATCACCACCAATAAACGCACCAGTTGCATAGGCGTTTGTACCAGCACCACCATTGGTTGAACGTCCAAGGTTAATCAAGTCTGTATCGACTTGTTTAGCCAAAGAGTAACCAGCGTCTGCTGTGTAGAAGTTACGCAGACTGTTTAAAGCCTGTGCTTCTACGATGTCTTCGATCAAACGGCTATATTCATAGTGTTTGTCAATTGATACCTGAACTTCTGATTCCGTTGCGGCAATCAAAGTTACTTGTGAACCAGCCGCCTTTGCAGACGCTGAACCACGGGTAGGAGCAGGAACGTGAACTACGTCACCCTTCTTGCCCTTGAAAGACATCTTCATAACCAAGTTTGCTAAAACGAGGTTCTTCTTGTACGAGGCAACAATTTCGTCACTCCAAATGTCAGGAATGAACGTTGCTGCTGTCGTTACTGTCACATTATTTGTACCAAGAGGCATGATAAATCTCCAAAAATCGATAAGTTAATTACTTGACCCGTCCCTCTGCGTAGGCTTGCATGATTTCATCAGACAAGGCTTCGTATCGGTTCGGATCGGTCATTTTCAGCCGAATAAGGTCAGCCCGTCTATAAACTCTTTTTCCTGATTCTCCACTACCACCTACATCAACAGATGCCGCCTTCAGGTTAGTCTTGCGAGTTGCTTCTCCAGCATCACTCGTTTGTTTCGCCTTCACGCCACGTAACTGTTTATAAGTAGTCAGTAACTCGTTTGCACTATCGTAATCAAACTCACCATCAGCCTTGGCAAACAGATTTATGCGAATAGGTGAAGATTTCACCCAATTTGCAAAGTCTGGGTCTGAGGCAACCTGACCAAAGTCGGGATGCTCTTGCGCTAGCTTTTGCTGAATTTGCATCTTTTTGAAGTCATAGGCAGCTTGGCGGCCTGCAACTACATCTGGATGGTTATCGACAGTTTGACGAATTGCTTCTTTTGGATTCTCAAAGAAGTCTACTTCTGGTTGTTCCTCTTTAATAGATTGCTTGTTAGAACTGAGGTTCTGCTTTATGAGTTCATCTGCTAGTTTACGAATCTCGCCTACTTCCTTACCTTGACGATCAATTAGCTTGTTAGCCTCTTGGTGCATCTTGATAACATCTTCTAGACTTTTATCCCGATAGAAATTGGGAATGTCTGAAAGTTGTTCTGTTTCAGGGAGTTTTGCTTGCTGTTGTTCTTCAACTACTTCTAACTCACTTGGCAACTCATCTTCATTATCAATCAACATATTTTTCCTTTTCCTGCGTGTTTATCGTTCTCAGGACATTTAACTTGCACTTTTTACAAGTTGTTGCTTTGCTCCCACTTCAGTCTGTCAAGGTGTTTCTTCTCGAACTTCCCATGCTCTGATGGGAAAGAACCAGACCACCCTTCCAATTTGAAGTTAGGTGCGCTTATGAGGCGGTTGGCTGTTGCTCCGCACTCACATAAGAAATCCCGTGTCTCATAATCACAGAATCTCTCAGTTTTATGCCCGTTTTCACAGGCAAAATCAAATAGTCTTTTCATTCAATTCCTCAAATGCTCTCTCGCTGACCTCTTTCAAGGTTCTCAGCCATGTGAGTATTGACAATTCGCCCTTCTTGAATTGCAAGGACTTTTCGTCAGGGATTGTACTGATATTGTTCAACGATTCAATCATTGTGTCAATATCTTCCATTAAGTCTTTCCATCCCTCTTTTGACATCAAGTCAAAACGGGCTTCATAGTACTTTTGCAGTTCTGGGGTCATGCTATTTGTTGTGCCGCCACTTGCGCTTGATAAGCCGCAATGACTGTTGGTGTCCATGCCGCATTACATATTGCCACTACATTGGCTGGTTGACCAGTTAAGTCTTGTGCTGGTGTTAGGCTTGTACGATGGTATGTCTGCGCTATCTGCTCACCATCTTTTAGGATGCGTGTTGCTTCCCGATAC